TAAGATTAAAGACCTTGAAACTAAAGGCGAAAACGTGGCAACCTTCAAAGCTAATATTGAAGAAATTGCTTTGCGTGTTTTAGAATTAGAAACTAAAGGAACTAAGGAGGTTAATACTGAAAGTCTTAAATCTATCTTAGAATCTAAAAAAGAGCAATTAGCTCAAATGAAAGAGAAATCAGGTTCTAGCGTTCAGTTTACATTGAAGGCAGCAGGAACGATGGCTTTAAGCACAAACACAACAGGACAAATTCCACAAGCTGAAAGAGAAGCGGGAATCACTCGTATTGTAAGACGTAACCCTTTTATTTTAGAATTGGTTAATGTTGGAACAATTATGTCTAATGTTTGGGAATGGGTGGAGCAGAAAAACCTTGATGGCGGTGCTGCAATGACTGCTGAAGGAGCTGCTAAATCTCAAGCTGATTTTGATTTAGTTGTGGCTTCTGCTAACGTTAAGAAAGTGACTGCTTATATCAAAATCACTAAAGAAATGTTAGATGATGTTGAGTTGATGCGTTCAGAAATCGACCAAGAATTAACTGAGTTAATTAACTTGAGAATTGATGACCAATTATTAAACGGTACAGGTTTAACGGTTAACCTTTCAGGCATCAATCAAACAGCTACCGCTTATGCAGCAGGTGCTTTTGCTTTAGCTATTCCTCAGCCAAATATATTTGATGTTTTGAGAACAGCTATTAATCAAGTTAGGGTTAACTTGTTTGAGCCTAATTACATTGTATTACACCCAACAGACATGACAAAAATGGATTTGGCAAAAGCAAGTGATGGACATTATGTATTACCTCCTTTTGCGTCAACAGATGGTACGGTAGTAAGTGGAATCAGAGTAGTGGCAAATACAGGTGTAACGATTGATAACTTCTTAGTGGGTGATTTTACTAAATACGGAGTTCGTTTCAAAGAAGGTTTGACTATTAACGTAGGTTACGAAAATGATGACTTTACTAAAAATTTAGTTACTATTTTGGCAGAAGCTCGTTTAGTGGGTCGTGTAAAATCAAATCATTACGGAGCATTTGTAAAAGGCGTTATATCTACTGCTATTACTGCTTTAACTAAACCATAATTTTTATGGAGGTTAAACTTTTAAAAGATTGGGCGAACTACAAGAAAGGGGAAACAGTCGAAGTAGAAGATAAAGACGTTTTGGAAAGAGGTTTTGAAATAGGACTTTTTGAAAAAGCAAAAGAAAAAAAACACGTTAAAACAGAGAAATAATGCCTAATATAATCGATAAAACATACTTTCAGAAAGCTAATGAGTTAAACATTCCTTTGAGTGTTCAGACCTTAGTGGCTAATCCAACTTTGCAAACGCCTAACGATGTGGCTTATTTGGATTCTTTGTGTTTGAGAGTTGAAAAATCGATTTTATTAAATGCTTTAGGTTTAGCGATGTATAATGAACTTCAATTAGCAATAACGGATTTATTTGTAAATCCGTTATACGCTTCTTATAAAAAGTTGGTAGAAGGAGATGAGTACGATGGTAAGGTGTGGCAAGGTTTAGACAATGATTATTCCTTGATTGCTTACAGAATTTTTGAGGAGTTTATGACTGAAACGAATGTTAGGTTAGTTGCAAACGGAAACGTACAACTATCCCCAGAGAAAGCATCGTTAATTAGTCCCGCTTATAAAATAGCGAATGCAAATCAAAAGTTTATACAATCATATCAAAGCGGTTTTTTGCGAGAACCAATTATCTTTGAAAACTTCATAGATTGGTTCGGTAGCAATGATGAGATAAATGTTTCATTATACAATTACCTGATTGATAAAAAAGAAGATTTTCCTTTATGGGATTTGTCAAAGTTTGCAGTTTACACAACTAAAAACACTTTTGGATTATGATTATCTTTGAAGATGAGCTACAGCGTTTAGTTGAGTTGCTTCCTAATATTACATTAGGAGCAAATACAACTAATGTCAAATTCGGGTGGGGAACTGAAAATGTTTTAGCAACCTATTTAACTATGAATGGGAAAGTAAGTTTTCCTCTGATTTGGTTAGTTGAAGGGCAGGACACAAACGATAACCGTGAGCCGAGTGTAAACCGTAACGCAAAGATTGTTATTTTACATGAAAGTCAAGCACCGAATGAGTTTAATCCATACCAACACGAATACGATTTTAAATTAATTTTGCAACCGATACTCGATAATTTATTGATAGCTTTAGAACAAAGCGGAATTAGCCGTTATGATAACACAGATTTTAGAACGCAAAGAGTAAAAAACTACTCAATGCGGGAAGTGGATAATAGTTTGGTTTACATCTGTAATGCTATTGTTTTTGATAGTTCAATTACCTTTAGTGGGTTGTCGACTTGCATACAAACAATTCAATTTAACACATAAAAAATTATGATTTTATACAATCAAAAAGACTGTTTAACAGTTAGAAAAAATTTAGGGTTGCCAGACTGTATTTTGCAGGAAGGTAGATTAACTGGGAAAATATTAGCACCAAAAGGATGGTCTTTAGACTTGACTAGCGGAACTTTTGATAAAGACTACGTTAATGAACAAATCCAATTAGGGAACTTTATTCCAATTTTAGGAGCAGTTGAAGTTACTAATAACACACCAGAAGCAACGACGGAAGAATATCAAGGCGGTGTTATGTCGGTTGTTAGAAATGGACTTCCTCAATTCAACTTCAAATACTTGCGAGGTGGTTGGAAATTTGCAAACGCTTTATACACTTACAACTCGTTTCAAGCTTATGATGTTCTTTTCGTTTTTTCTAGCGGAGCGGTTGCAGGTGCTACAAGTGGCACAAGTTTAACAGGTTTCGACTTAGGAATGATGAATAGTGGAACGTATATGTTTACCGATGGTAACACATCATCAAGCGTTACAACCTCTATTCAAATCATTAACGAGGCTCAATTCAATAGAGATGTAGCTTTATTAGATGCTTCTATTTTAGACTTTAATGTAAATACTGAAATTTTCCCTATTACTGATATAGTAATGACAGGTAGAGCCGATGTGTCAGAATCTAAAGTTTACTTCAAAGCTACTTTTGACATGAACCAAGCTACTCGATTGGGAGGAATTGCAATTGCTAACTTAAAATGTTATAAGAATGGAGTAGATACAGTTATCACGGCTTTATCTTTATCATTTAATTCAACTACTCAGGAATGGCAGTTTACACCAACGGGGGCGTTCACTATTGCTGATAAGTTCATAGTAGAATTATACGATAGTGTTGCTGTTACCGATGTAGCTAAAATTGGTAATCGTTATTACAAAGGAGCAACAGCAGAAATTACACCCGTAGCGTAATATGTAAGATTTAATTATTATATTTGCAATAA